GGTCAGCGGCAACTAACACTGGCGACCGGTCAGCGGCAACTAACACTGGCGACCGGTCAGCGGCAACTAACACTGGCGACTGGTCAGCGGCAACTAACACTGGCAACTGGTCAGCGGCAACTAACACTGGCGACCGGTCAGCGGCAACTAACACTGGCTACCGGTCAGCGGCAACTAACACTGGCGACCTTTCAGCAGCGGAAGTGTCTGGATCGCAATCCGTAGCGGCATCACTCGGAATAAAAGGGAAATCAAGGGCATCTGAAGGCGGAGCAATTGTACTTTGCTATCGCGATAAAAATGGCGAGTTAATTCATATCCGAGCAAGCAAGGTTGGCGAGAACGGTATTATGCCGAATACATGGTATCAACTGAATGAAGATGGTGAGTTTGTAGAGTGTGAGTGATGCACCTATAGCAGATTGCACAGTCTGCTATGTGAGCAATATCGCTCGTAACCAAACGAGGACGACGACTCGTTCTGGTTAATCGAAAAATCATCCCTTGATGTTATTTGCCGCTCGCAGTCAGGGCGGCTTTTTTCGCATACCAACAACGCTTCATTCGAGGCGTTTTCGTTATGCAACCAAATAGAAGGAGCATCCTATGCAACAGTTCGCTATTGCAGGGGCGGCATCGGTTCGCCCTTTCAACCCGATTTTATCGGTGCAGCATTCACGAAAAAATATTTTAACCGGAGCAGACTTTAAACAACCAAGAATGAAAAGCTTTCTCGAAAAACTTTTGGATATTTTGAAACAACAAGGCCGTCCATGAGTTTTACAGATAACTGGTCAGACGAAGAATTCATTCGTCAGATGAACAAAATTATCAATCATCACAAAGAACAGGAGAAAGATGATGATTCTGACTCTGAATGATAAGCGTGAAATATCGCAAATAATCGCAAGTTTTACTGATGAAGATTACGAGAGAATAAACAGTGAAGTTGATCGCCTCTGCAAACATTGCGACCCAATAAGCGAAATGCTTCGCTCATATAAACCAGATGAACACACTAAGGACGCTATCGACTGGCTGGAAGATGATGACTGTAACTATCAGGAAAAAGCCGCTGAATGGTTCTGGGATGCAATAACCGAAAGAGTTAAGGCTGAATATGCCTTCGCAATATTCAAACGCAGACATATTTATGGAGAAGCTGCATGAGCAATATCGTTGAATTCGTTAAACAGCAAGAGCAGTTATTCTGCGGAGCATTGACTGAACAGACGGTGACATGGGCTAAGGAAAGCCAGTTTGCAATTCAGTATTTCCAGAAAAACGATTACCTGGCTAAAACGGCACTGGCAAATCCAACCAGCGCACAGAACGCCATCATCAATGTTGCGGCGATCGGCATCACCTTAAACCCGGCCAGCAAACTGGCTTATCTGGTTCCTCGCGACGGCATGGTGTGCCTTGATATCAGTTACATGGGATTACTTCATCTTGCGCAATCGACAGGATCGATTAAGTGGGGGCAATGCAAACTGGTGTACTCAAACGACACCTATGAATCAAACGGGCTTGATTCTGCACCAACCCACAAATACAACGCATTTGGTGAGCGAGGCTCTATTGTTGGTGGTTATTGCACAGTTAAAACAGCAGATGGTGACTACCTCACTGAAGAAATGAGTCTGGCAGAAATTAAAGCTGTGGAAGCAACGAGCAAGGCAAAGAATGGACCGTGGAAGACATTCTGGGAAGAGATGGCGCGCAAAACCATAGTTAAACGCGCCAGCAAATACTGGCCTAAAGCCCAGCGACTGGATAATGCCATTCATCTTCTTAACGAAGATGAAGGTATGCATCAGGAACCAGTTATGCCGCACAAATCAGAGGAAGATATCCGCGAAGATGAACGGAAACGCCAGCAGGAAATAATGGAAAAAGCACAACTTCTTTGTAATGAAATGGCTCAGGCTGAAAACATGGATGATTTGAAGCGATATTTTGCAGAAGCATATCGCCTGACATCTGGAATGAAATTGCAGCAGAACGTACAAGCCATTTACATAGAATGCAAAGCGAAACTGGAGGTTGCCAGTGAGCAAACTGTATGAAATTGCCAATGAATACGCAAAATTGATGGATTCAGATTTAGAACCAGAGATGATTGCTGACACAATAGAAGGCATGGAAGGAGAATTTACCGATAAAATAGAGCAACTTCTTGCCATTATTAAAAATGAGTCTGGTTATGCTGAACGCCTCAAGGAAGAGGCAAAATCACTGAATGAACGAGCCTCAGTCATTCAGAATAAGATTGACAGCATTATGGCGTATATAGCGTCATCGCTGGAAATGGTTGGCAAGAAAAAGATTCGAGCAGGTATTCACCAGGTAACAATCCGAAAACCGTCAGAAACTGTAGAAATCATCGACTCAAGCGTCCTTCCTCCAGAATACGTTGAGTTTGAAACAACAATTAAAGCCGACAAACTGGCAATCAAGCACCAACTAAAAGCAGGAATAAATATCCCAGGCGCTCAACTCAAAGTTGGTAAACCTTCACTTCTTATCAAATAACGGTATCGCCTATGAAAAAGACTCCATGGGAGAAATGGGAAGTCGATTTCTTACGCGAAGTAGCGGCGACAATGCCAGTTGAAGTTATCGCTGAAAAACTGGAAAGGACTGAAAAAGCAGTAATGGCGAAAGCAACAAGGATTGGCGCTGACATTGTTAGCCGACTTCGTGGAAGACGCTGGACAAGAGCCGAAGTGTCACTTTTCGGTAATTTCTCCGCAGAAGAAATAGCAATCGCAACCTGCCGCTCAATTTATTCAGTAAGAGCTATGCGATACAAGATAAAAAAACTCAACGAAGAAAGATCTGGAATACGAATAAATTAACAAAGAGGAATTCATCATGAGAGGTTTGTCCTACGACCACGGAATCATTCCATCGGAAATTATTATTCGACACCGCTTCAAGCCCATTAACGATATTCCACGCGAAGAAATGCTGGCGAGAAAGAGTTTTCCATCAGTGAATGAAAACAAATATCTGAATGCAATGTTGCGGAGTGGGAAGAAATGAAAGAAGTGAAAATATACACGATTGTCAGTGACCAGTTATCACCACCAATAACAGGAGAATCATTCTGTACTGATATGGTGCGTCATAGTGATTATGCGGAACTTGATGCTAAATACGCGGCGTTAGCGGCGGATAACGATAAAGCAATGGAGTCACTTAAGCAGGCTAATGCAGTTGTTAAGTTGGCACACGAGAAGTTTTCGGCGATGGCAGCGGAGAACACTGCACTGAAAAAATCAGAGGTCGAATTCAACGAATATTGTCGTCGCGAGTGCGAGGACGTTGGCGATACGTGGGAGGACGATTTCACTGAGACCCCAGCCACCGACGCGTTTCTGGCTGAGGTGCGGGCGCAGGCTCACAAGGAAGGCGCTTACTTTGTTGCTAACCGAATGCTGGCCGCATGGGATGCAGGATTTATCGACGACACAGCAAAGAACGCTGCGGACATCGCACGAATGATACTGACCTCCACAGAATTTATGGCTGATGCGCCGGAAGGCGATTTTGATCGCTCATTCGCCGATGGCGTTCTCGAAGGTATCGCCGCCCAGCTTCGCAAAGGAGTGCAGTCATGATTACGGGAACCTCAAATTACGACGAAGTGCCGACGATACCCTGCAAAATCTGCGGCGGTTATTTCAAAGCCGATGATCCAGAAAGTCACAAATGCGAGGAGTCAGCCCAATGAGCAACATCGACAAACTCAATGACCATGAACTGGTTGATCTGAAAAACGCTATCGAAAGAGAGCTTAAACGACGCGCTGATGGGCCAAAAGTCACCACGTATTATGTCGTCTCCTGCATCACTGATGCTCAGAATTTTACTGATTTGGACTGCGCCTTACGTTGCTTAAAAAGTGTCACCGAAGACCTTATGGAGTGGGTAGCGGAATCCCCAGAAAACCGGGATTACGTCAATCGATGCACAGGCATTGTTGGGGCAAAACTCCAGGTGGAGGAGATGAATCTCGATCACTTCAACATGTGCGTCGCAGAAAAATATTTCGACGATATTTGTTATCCACCGGAGACAGCCAAATGAGCAATATCGACAAACAGGCGCTGCGTGAAGTGGCGGAGAAGGCGACAAAAGGCCCCTGGACGTTATTTTCTGATATTGATACTAAAACTTTTTCTATCCACACCCCGCGAGATAAGCGCTGTGAAAACGTTATTAAGTGGGGTGGGTTTGATTGTCAGCCGAATGCTGAGGCCAACGCTGAATTTATTGCTGCATTTAACCCGAAAGTCGCGCTGGCGCTGCTGGATGAATTGGACAGTGCAAACGGCTACGCCAGCGCATACGAGGCTGAAAAGTGGCATTACCACGGACTGGCAGAGTCTGAGGGTGAGCGAGCAGATCGGGCAGAAAAGCAAGTGGAAGAATTAACGATGTGGATTAAGCGCCTGGCCTACTCGCTTAGAAACACCAGACCAGACAGCAAGTTACATATCGATGCAATGGACTATTTGAGCAGCAAAGGGTTAATCAGTGTGGAGGATGTATTGAGATGACCACTATTACCAAAGAATGGCTACAGCAAACTATCGCTGAATTTGAAAACACTCGCGACGATATTCCGTTTGGCCTGAGCGATAACGACGCCAAAGTTATTATTGTGCTGAAGCGTGCGCTGGCATCGCTTACCGCTGAACCTGTGCGATATCTAAATAAATTTTCCGGTACATGCGTGACGTTAGAGCAACAGCCAAACGCTTCTGATGATGTTGCCGTGTATATGCCGTTATATGCTGCCCCGCCAGCGTCAGAACGCGAACGTATTCGCCGTGAGCACGCCGAGTGGTCAGATAAGACGTTCGGCGATGTCGGTCCAGTAGGGCCGCTGAAACATCTCTCAAAAGAAGCATTGGAAACTGCCGCAGAACCTGACGACCTGAGCGAGTGGGCCGATATGCAATTCCTGTTATGGGATGCGCAAAGACGTGCTGGTATCAGTGACGAGCAGATTACCCTGGCGATGGTAGAAAAGCTGGCGGTGAACAAGAAGCGCGAATGGCCTGAACCGAAAGACGGCGAGCCACGACTGCATATCAAAGAGCAGCCAGAGTCGGTAGTGCCGGAGGAATGCCCTGCCGAGTTGCCATACGCGCAGGTTAAGGAAGTCGCTGACCTGTTCGCCCTGTGCTGGCAATCGGGAGAAGTGGTTACTTATACGCCTGACCCAGAAAAGGCGATCATCTGGCTAAACAACTACTCGGGAACTTGCGTTCAGGAATACGTGAAGCTTGAACGACTGCAAGAAGCGCTGGCTGGCAACTCTCCGGTAATTCTGGAAGGTTGGATAAGCTGTAGTGAGCGGATGCCAGAAGACGAGCAAGAAGTAATTGTTCATAACAAGTTGGGATATCGTTATGTTTCATATTTTGATGAGCATTCTGGACTATTTTTTGACATGCGAGGCGGCAATCAGATGAACTGCATTGAGCATATCTTGGTTACGCACTGGATGCCACTGCCAGCAGCACCACAGCAGGAGGTGAAATGATGGCTATACCAGCAGCAGTGCGCAACTAACAAACCTCGCACAGTCGAGGTTTTCTTTTATCTGAACTCGCTACGGCGAGTTTTGTTTTATGGAGACAAGAAATGTCAGATTTGGCTATGAAGGTTTTGAAATGGCAATCAACTGGTGATGTCGGCATAAGTAGCGCAACTCTTGCCTCAATAGCATGTGGACTGAAAAAGAATATATATGGTCATCACTTCGGCGCTCCACATGACGCAGCAGACTTCCGACGATGCGTTGCACTTGTTGAGCAGATTCCAGAAATCAGAGATTCATTCGACAAGGTTGCAATGCGCGTTCCGTCATTCAAAGGAATCCTCAACAAATGGGATTCCCTCGTCGCTCTGTTGAAGTCTGAAATGAGGATGTATGGGAACAAAGCACCAGAGACTTACAAAAGAATCAGTGAGCTACGCAAGGACTAACTATGGAATCACACAGCCTCACACTCGATGAGGCCTGTGCATTTCTCAAGATATCCCTTCCATCCAAGTTCGATTCCCAAACCGGAGATAAAACCTATGCGCGAATTACGCGATGACTCACTTATTGACTTAAAGTTCATGATGAAGGATTCTGGCATGGGTAAAACGTTCATTTACTCAGAAATCAAGAAAGGTAAATTGCCTTCCCCGCACAAAATCGGAAGCGCATCCAGGTGGGTTTATGCCGACTATCAAAACTGGAAACGCAGCCACTTCTCACCCCTTCAAAATGTCTCATGAATTGACTTTGTGGGCATAAATGCGGGCATAAAATTCTTCACTTCTGTAATTCATCATAAATCCCCTGCACTTACGCCATTCATTAGGTGTCTGCAGGGGACACCATTGATACCCAGGACATTCTCTTCTTGCTGCATAACCTTTCGAGCGGTTCCCCTTTCATGTTGCTTTTATTGCCCCTATGCAATATCACCGGACATGCCATACGTTCAGCAAAAAGTCGTCATCGGCCGGTTATGACCGATGACATCCCGATGTGGTCTAGAAGCGATACTGCAACCCCGCGGTAACCGTATAGTTATTATTAGCTATACCTGCGGCATCGCCACCAAAATACGCCGTATCACCGCTGGTTTTATCTATGATTTGCGTACCGCCCTTACCTTCTTCATATTTACTGTAAGCAAACTCAGCAAAGATTTTTGCATTACTGGTAATATAATATCCGGCGTCAATAGAAGCGCCATAATATCGTGAATTTTCCGTTTTTTCGCGGAAGGTAAGTTTGCGCATGTAGTGTTCGTCATTATCATGCGCATTTACCCAGTCGCTGTATTTAAACAGTACATTACACTCAAAGTCATTAATACGATAATCACCCGCCAGCCCGATATAGGGCATTTCGAAACGCTGGCTATAACCTATGCCGCGCACGCCATGAGGAAAGTTACCAATATACCGACCATTATCATAAATATAAGACCCGCCTCTTGCCGTCCAGCTAAAACGGGTTTCCTGATAGCCCGCTGTCACGCCCGCCTTGTAGTTATCGCCCTGCAATAACCAACCTTTCACGTTCAAATCGTATTCATTAGCATAGTTGGCGCTGGTGTCCGGATGAATTGAACGATCGGTCCAGCCAGGCTGCTCACTGCTCATCCAGTCATGGTCAACCATATGACCCGATCCCGGCGCCAAAGACGTCCAGCCGCGGGCGTCCAGCGTCATGAACGAATAGGGTTCCCATGATAAATCCCCCTGCAACGTGGCGACATTTTTTATTTTCCAGTCCAGTTGACTAATCTTCCGCCCGGTGTCGGTATCATAAACCAGCTCCCTGGATTTACCATTTAACACCCCCACAGAAAGGGATGTCGTGACGCTATCAGGAGAGACGTCCGGAATAAATAAGGTAGACTCCGCATAAACCGACTCAGAAAATACGGCGATCATCATTACTGCAATAGCATGTTTTTTCATTTCTCTTGTCCTCATATTCAGATGTAATCTGGAGAGGTGATGAAGTTTTCATCTTGTCAAATCGTCGGACAAGAGTACATTTATTACGCCAGAGAACTTGACGCATTTTTACCTTATATTGAAGTTAAGAAATAGAATTTGATGCTCAGGTGAATAATAAGCAATCTATAATCATGATGGAATGATTTACCATTACGGTGATGCGACGTTATCTGGCTAACGACATCGTTGCTG